TTAGAAATTAGTTATTATAACCTCCTTAAAGCTGCCGGAACTGAGGCTGTTACTACGCGAAACAGCGGTTATATTATAATCAGCATAAAGGCTGCGTATATAGTCATCATCGTTATAAGACAATACAAATTTACCTTTAATACGGTGCAATATCAAGCACAGCTTTTCATGATCTGCTTGTGTAAACTTAACGTCGTAATGTTTTTCTGTCGTATGGTACGGTGGATCGCAATAAAACAAGGCTTTTGGTCTGTCATAAACTTTTATGAGATCAGCATAGTCCTTATTTTCAATTGTTACTCCAGAAAGCCTGTTTTCCAAGCTCTTAAAATCATCTGTATCAAGTACCTTTTTATTGCACCCGAAGCTTCGTAACTCTGCACCGTAGCTTGTCTTAATAAGCACAAAAAACATTGCGGCACGCTGTATGTCCGTAAAACCTCGGCTGTTAATATGATCTTTGCAGTCGAAAAACATCTCTCGACTATTAAGATAGTAGCGTATTTCACGTCTAAGCTCGTCGCTGTGATATTTTAAGCAGCGGAAAAAGTTGACCAGATCACTGTTAGCGTCGTTGTAAACCTCCAGAGCGGCGTGCTTGTCTTTTGCAAAAAGCACCGACCCTCCGCCGCCGAAAACATCAATAAATCTGTCGTAGCTTCTGTCCAGAGGAAACGCCTCGACTATCTTATTTTTCAGCTGACTTTTGCCTCCTATCCATGGTATTGGACTTTTCATTCTGCATCTCTCCTTATATAATAGTATAATAACAGCTCCGAGAGCAGTACCCCCGGAGCTGAATTATTTAGTTGATGGGTTTAAGATAATCAGCAACTATAAAATAATGCTTGCGGTTGATTTTTACTTTGTACCAGATATGACCGTATGCAATGCATTTAAAATTCTTTTGCACTTGGATTTTAATGTTATCATCAAGCACTCCGACTATTGAACCTGCTTTGAAATTGCAGTCAGACCGATAGTTGATTCGGGTCGTTGTCATCATTGATATATATGTAATTTCCTCTGTCTTGACCTTATCTGTATCCATTATATCACTCCTCATATGTCGGATTTATTGATCCACCCAGTCACATACAGTCCGGTCGGTGATTTGCCGCAATTACTCTTTTTGTTTGTAATGCGTATACGATTATTAACTACAGCATTGTCGTAAATGTAATAAGCGCCGCTCTTTTTTACGCCGCTTTTCGCAGTCGCGGAAACGTACAAGGTCGTATTTTTAAGCGTTATCTGCGTGCCTTTTGTATAAGACTTAGCCGAGGTCTGCGGTTTGGCAGACGATGAGGACGAAGCTTTCTTAAATCCGTTAAAGCCGCCTTTTTTGATCGTCGTCGGATAGTCAACATAGCAGTAATCGCAGTCAACATTGCCGGATATACCGCTGATTTTACCCGTGCTGCTGTACTGCCATATACCGTAGCTGCCACTGTAATTGCATTTGCTGTTGTATTCTGCTATCCACAGCGCATACCTCTTAGCCACATTGGCTGAGATGTATGTCTGTAAAGGAGAACGGCTTATGTACAGTCCCGAAAAGAATCCCGCTTCCTCCAGCGCGTTACAGAACGCCTTTACTATGCTGTCACAGAAGCTTCTGCCTTTCGCGAACTGCTTCCGCTCTTCCAAGTCAAAGAAAATCGGCATTTCAAAAGTTTTACCCTTTATTGCGGCAAGACATGATTTTGCTTCCTGCTTTGCCGCTTCAACGCTGTCCGCATAGCTGTACCAGTACGCTCCGACGTTAAGTCCTGCCGCTTTGGCGTTCTTGTAGTATTCCTCGAAACGCGGATCTATCTGCTTAGGATACGCCAAAGCGTTTCCGTAGCCGGCGCGGATTATTACAAAATCAATACCCGCCGCCTTTACTTTTTTGAAGTTTACCTCGCCCTGATAATATGATACGTCTATTCCTTTTGTTTTCATCGTTGTATTACTCCTTAGCATTTGAATTTTTCTGATACTGTGTGCCAAAATAAAATGAAATCACGACAGTAAACACAGTCAAAAACTGCTCTGCCGATATAGCCTGCTTAACTGCTAAAATGCAGAAAACAACAGTCAGCATAAGCGTTACAATCGACTTTACATTGATTAATTTTGCCAGTTTCTGTTTCATATCAGTTTACCTCGCTTTCAGTTTCATCCGCGCTCAGCTCGTTTACCGCCGAAGCCGCAGCTTCTCCCTTATCAAGCACAAGCCAGTCTACGTAATACGTCCCTGCCGGAAGCGTTGAGGACGGCGCACCGCTCGCGTTCTGCCCCGCGCATATTACAGCGTATATCGAAGCGTTAGTCGCGCTTGTCTGGTTGTACGTAAGCGTAAGACAATAGTTTAAAAACGGGCTGGGCGCGCCGGCTCGTCTTAATGTCGCCACGATCCTTGTGTTGATAGTCGGAGTGAACGGCAGGGATAGTTTTTTGTTGATGAGCGACGACGAGCTTGAGCTTGTGATCGTCTCCGTTCCGGAAATAAGCGGCAGCGCCTTCCCTATCGCCTCGTCTACCTGTTCGCCTGAAAAATTAAGATTGTAACTCATAAAATACCTCGCTTTCATATTTTTGCATTGCAAATTCTTATATTTGTGCTATAATTTACTTAAAGTAAATTTTTGATGGGGGACATAACATGAAAAAACTTCTTACATTCGCGCTTACATTATCTCTCGTCTGCTGTCTTGCCAGCTGCAACAACAGCAATAACGAGAGCAGTAAGACTTCCGACAGCCAAGCCGCAAAAGCTAACGCGCAGTCAACTACAACGACTACCACGGCAAGTACGACTACCACCACGACAACAACTGCGGAAAAGACTACGACAACTACAACAACCGAAAAGACAACCACCACTACGACCACGCCTGAAACGACTACAACAACAGCTCAGACGTTTGATACAAGCTATTATAAATACGAATCTTCACAGTTGAAAGTCGCTAAGTATGACATAAGCCTGTATGCCGCACCTGACAAAAGTTCAGAGGTGTTATATAATTCGACCGAAGGGGCTGTTCTGGAGATAATCGGCGAAGCAAATAACGACTGGGAGGTCGCTTTAGTTGACGGAAATATTGTGTTTGTAGAAAAGTTTGCAATAAAGGTTTCAACTAAACTTTATACTGCTCCTGTTGATATATATTGATAAAAAATTAATTTTCCAATCCTTCCTTGACAGATATATAGCCGCCGTTCTTTTCTATTAAAAAATCACTTGCATACACTATACCATCGGTATAGACACTACCCGTTTCAACGTTGATTGTGCAAACTGTAGTTCCATTTTTTTCACAACCTAATTGTCCCGCCTGACAATAAAATTTACAACCAGTATTATCGTTCGTAAGCACCCATTGTAGCGGTGAAACCTCGATTGTCCACTCATTGTGCGACAATTTTATCAAGCTTGTTTCTTTGTCATCCGTTTCAATGTTAATATTACCGCCTGTAATTTCCGCATTGTTCGATTTAAGACTATTAGCTATAACATCACCTGCGCTGTCGACCTTAAATTTGCCATTTCCGCAGTTAATATTACCATTCGTTATATTTGCAGAAGTCATAGTAACATTACCGCTTTTATCAACTTTAAATGCGCCGTTGTCAATAGCGCAGCCGACAAGCTTCAGAAGATTGTTCGCAAATGTCATTGCGCCCCCGCCGAAGCTGAACGTTCCGTCCTCGAGATTGATTTTCGACCCTGTTTTGTTCGCCTCGGAATAATTTAACGACTGAATAACTATCGCCGACAGTATACCCGTAAGTATCTGCTCGGCGTTTATTCTGCCCTGAATGTCGATTGCCGTGTTGATCGGACCGTGTATACCGTCTGTACCGCCGGCAATTCCGTGATTGTTTATCAGCAGAAATTCCTTAGCCTGCTCGATGTCAAGGTTATCCGTGTAATATGTAGCAACAGGCTGATTGTCAGCATTGAATTTTGTGACTACATATCCGCCCTCGTTGCCGACGATGTAGTCTATAGATTCCTGAAATGCAGCTTTCAGCTTTTCCTCCGTCGCGTTCAGAGCGGCTGCGACGACTTTTTTTACCTTGCGCATCATGGGACTGCTGTCATTGCCTTTATTGTCGCTGTCCGGCGTTCCCGTCGCGGAAATATTCGCGCTCAGACCTCCGTCGTAGCTGTACGACATAGACATCAGCGGTACCCGGTAGCTTGTGCCGTCAGCCTTCTGCACAGTTACAACGTCGAGAATATCCAAGCGTGGATCTCCTAAACGGTGATAGATCGAAAGCGGTCTGTACGGCTTCATAAGATAATTGCTCGCCGCCTTAGCCAGCAGATTTTGCGTCATGTACGGATTTGTAAACGTCATCGCTCTGCCCGGAATCGCCGTTATGCTCAGCGTTTTGTTTTCATCGACTTTGCAGCTTATCTGCGATATTTTAATGTCGTTCTGATCCGTTTCCGGCTCGTCGGCTCGTCCGGCTGTGACAGTATAGTCAATGTCCGTCCACGCTTTGTGTATAAGATGTCCCTCACGGTCTAGCATGGCGCATTTGCCGCCGTCCAGACTGACGCAGTAGCTGAGCATTTCCCGGTAAGTACACTCTTCAAGCGGAGCGTCGATCTTTATCGGAGCGGAATCTCTGACATATATCTTCTGACCGTCTGCCGTCAATATAGCTTCTCCGTCCTCATCGCAGAGCTGGGAATAATCATACCTCGGGGGAAGTATTCCAAGCTTGTTGCATATCTCCAGCTCTACATCGTCGGTAGTTGCCGGAAAGCTTAACGACGACGTATATGTATCGTCAGATTTGTAAAAGCCGTCATGAGCTTCAACAGTCCATTTTTCACCGTTCTGCTTGCATGACGTCACTTTGTATCGCCCGAAAGGTATTAACTCCTCCTCCAGCTCGCTGAATAAATTTACAGCGTAAAAATACAGCACAAACGTCTTGCCGCTTATATCCGCCGTAAGTCCTGTGACCTCAGCAGTTATGCTTTGCGAGATAGTGTCACCTGCAATAATGTCTTTGTTTGCAGTGCTTGCCTGCGTCGTAATCTTAGCGATCCCGTCCGACAGCTCCGTTCCGTCCGCAAACTCCATCACCGCCCGGAACGTTCTGCTGTCAGACATTATATAGTCCGCGACCTCCTGTGAAACGACCTGATACATTGCGCACCTCCTAAACCTCAACAACGCTGACAGTCATACCTGTAACGTTGCCTTAGTTATCCTTGTATGTGTGAATTGACGACGACGGCAGCGTAGAATAGCAATGCAGCGTTCTGCGCTGACCCGTATCGTCTGTAAAAGTGATATAAAAGAACGGCTTGCCAAGCTGGGTAAACGCTGAGCGTATCAGCGAAACCTCCGCGTAAGTAAGCGTGTCCCATGATATTGAAAGCGTACCCTTTACCGCTCTGACGTCGCCGACAAAATTACAGTCGCCGGATCGTCCCGCGTTTTCGCTCCAGATCGCTTCCGGCGTGTATGATATACCGTCCTGAGCCGGAGGCGGAAGCGTTACCCCGTCAACTATTATGTTGTTGTTCATTATATCCCCTCCTTAGATTTTGAGCGGACATTCGCCGCTGCTTGACGTCATGTCGTTAATGTCGTCTATAAGCACCTCGGCAAGCTCCTTGCTTTTAATAACAAGCTTGAGTACAACAGGCTGCTTTGCGCCTGCTCCGTTTTCGCACATCGCTTCGCGTACTGCCTGCCTGATAGTCGATAAAGGAGAAACAACCTCGGTCTCGCGCTTGTTGTCGCCCAATACAGCCAGAAACTCGCCGTAATTGGCGGGCACGACCGTTCCGGCTGCCAATTTAGGTATCTGAGGTATATTAATATCTGACAAACCGCCGAACGGCTGCCAGTCAAGTATTTCAATATCCCGTATCCAGCCGATCGCGGCATTAATAGCTTCAAACGGCTTAGCGATAACCCAGTTGATACCGTCGATCAGCCCGTTTACAACGGTGAAAAACGTTTCCGAGATACCCTCTTTTATGCCGCTGAATATCTCTCCGCCTTTGCTGAATACGTTCTTAACTCCTTCCCAAGCTTTTGTGAAGATGTTTTTAAACCAGTCCGCAACGGAAGCGAACGGCTTCTTCACAGCTTCCCAAACGCTGCCGAAAAATTCGCTGACAGCAGAAAAAGCTGATTTTATGTTATCCCATGCTGTAGTGAAAACACCGCTGAACCAGCTTGCAACTGAAGAAAACACGTTGCATATTCCGTCCCATATTCCTGTAAAAAAGTCTACTACCGCGCTCCATGCGTTCTTTATGCCTTCCCACGCTTTAGTAAAGAGATTCTTAAACCATTCGCCGACAGCGGCAAAAACATTCTTTATACCTTCCCAAAGATCGCTGAAAAATTTTACTACAGTATCAAAGATACCTACGCACCAATCAAAAAAGCTGTACATAGTTTCTTTTATACATTCCCACATATCGATTGCAAATTGCTTAACAGTATCCCAGTTTTTGTACAATGCAACGCCAATTGCAATAAGCGCGCCAATTGCCAGAACGACCAATCCGATTGGTGAGGTTAAAAAATTAATTGCTGCAGCGAATGCTGTTGTGACTGCTGTTGCTATTGTACATACAGCATTCCATGCGACAGTAGCTGCGGTCATTATACCTTGTGCCGCTGCATTTGCCAGTTTAGCAGCCTTGCTTGCAATCCAAGCAGCTGTTTCTTTTGCTAAATTTGCAATGGTTGTTCCTATTGCAACGACAAAATCTTTTACATATAGAGCGATTATTTTTAGTGATTCAATTTTATCTGCTATTTTTGCAGTAGTAACTGCTGCAATTGCAGATTTTAACTTATTCATTATACCAATCAAACCGCCTGCATTAATTATCCATTCCGCTATCGTTGTAATCTCCCAAACTGCAAAAAACGCTGCCACTATGCCAGTGATTACTTGAAAAGCTGTTTGATTTTCTGAAATCCATGTTCCGATATCTGAAAGCACAGATGTTAGTTTTTCAAGAACAGATACTATGACTCCGCCTGTCCATTCCGCAACAGGTCTAAGAAAATTATCAAACAGCCATGATATTTGAGGTTGTATCGCATCAATTGCCGAATTTAATAAATCAACAGCACTACTTAATAGTTTTAGAAATGCAGGTAAAACATCCTCAATCGTCCAGCTCGCCAACGGCAGCAGAACGTTGTCAAAGAACCATTCAAGACCTTCGCCAACGTTGTCTGCAAACGGTTCTAACGCTTGCAGAAGCGTATCAAAAGAGGAAAGCAAAGGTTCAAAATCAATTGTACCTGACCAGTCTGATATCCTGTCTGTTATGTTTTCAACATGACGTAAGATCGTATCGAAAATATCAGCAGAGTGCTGAATAATATCCGTGCCAAGATTGTCCGTCGTCCATGCTGTCTTCAGTCTGTCAGCAATATTGCCGACAGTAGTAAATATGTTTCTGAATATTTCCAGAATGTGACCGACGATTTTTTCGCCTGTACCGTTTGTCCAAACTGTTTTGAATGAATCGCCTATTTCGCCAAGCAGACTTAAAATATTGTCAAAAGCGTTTTTTGCAGAATCGGTTACGGATTTTCCATGTGTGCTCCATGCGTTTTTGAGTGGTTTAAACAGCTCTGAAAAACTCTTTTTAACGCGTTTAAAAAAGCTTTCAAGCTTCTTTTCAGCACCGGAAGTATCTACATCTGCCGTCGCTGTTATTGTGTCACCTGACAAGCCGCTGTAATTTGCTGTTGAAGCGGATGAGGAGTTATCACTGTCGCCCAGCTTATTTATTTTATCAAATGAGGCTAGTGAGTTTTCATTAGCGTTAGCTGCCTCCTCTGCTGCCGCCGCCATATCTTCGTAGCTTGACGCTGCTTCTGAAGTTCCGTCGCCGAGCTCTTTACTGCTTGAAACAACGTCTGTTGTTATTCCGAAAACATTTGCGGCGCTTTTTGCAAGCGCGGTGATCTTTGTGAGAGCGCTGTTCAGATAGACTACAGCCGGCTGCAGCACAGCCTTAAGCAGATTACCGACTGCCACTTTCAACTCATTAAAATTAAAAGCCAGCCTTGAAAGCTGACCTGAGAAGCTGTTTGCCATCTTTGCAGCGTCACCGGTTTGAAAACGAGTCTCCGTCATAATTCCGTTGACTTCCGCCTGTATTTTCTGCTGCTGAGTAAGCTTAGCGGCTGTCGTACCTATTGACTTAGCATAATCGTCCCACATTTTTGCAACGTTTTTAGTTACGCCGGCATTGTCAACCAATATAGAGTTTTCGTTTTTTAAGCCCTCAGTCGCAGTCTGAACAGCCTCGCCCATGCTGTATGAAGCTTGTCTGCCGTAAGCCGATGAATCTTTAAGCGCAGTCAGAACCTGTTGTATCTGACTGTCATCGTAGCCTCGTGCCGCAAGATTCTTGTAAGCCGTTACGGCGTTTTGCAAAGGTATAAGACCATCTGATACATAATCCTGTATCCAAGCCTTCGCGTTTGAAAAACTGCGTCCCTGACCGTCCATAATGCTCTGCAGCCCCTGCCAAGCGTTTGAGGTCTGATTTGCAGCCGTTACGGACGCCTTGCCGAACGCGACTATCTGAGAAACAGAAAATGCAATGCCGATTGCCGCTCCGAGCTTTGCTACAATATTTTTTAAGCTTGTTAGCTGATTGCTCAGACTGCTTACGTCCTTGCTGAATCCTTTTGTATCTATTTTTGTGTCAAAGTTGAGCCGTCCGTCTACAGCCATTGCCCCACCTCCTTTTTGCTAAGAATAACTATAATAGTGAATTTACAAAATCAATTTCAGCCTGTTCTTCAGAGCTAAGTTTGTGCTTAATGTCAATCAGCTCTCTATGCTCACGGTAAATTGACTGTTCATATTTGTCTAATGCCTTGCCTTTAGCTTTTTTACTGCGTATAGACAAAACGGTAGACAGAAGTCCTTCGCCGGTTTCACTGAAATATCCGAGAAAAGTCCACCAGTGCAGATATCTGATTGCTCTGACCTCAAAGCCGGCAACTCGGTTGACTGCCGGAAAGATTATCTTTTCGTCCTGCGTCCAGTCGATTATTTTTGCATTTACTGATTTTTTAGATATATCTCCGCCGTCCAAAAACCATATAGCACGTTCAAGAGCGGTCGAATAATCCTTGCGCTTGAGCATATCAAAATCAGTATATAAGCAGTTCAGGCAAGTCATATGCTTTTCTTCGACTGTAAGTTCATCATCGTCGTATGCTTGAAAAATAAGCAAGGCTATTCGGTAATCGGAGTTGATTTTATAGCTGAAGCCGTTGACCTCCAGTGCTTCAGGAAGCTGTCCGATCATTTTAACGCTCCGTTATCTCGCAGATAATCCATCAGTTTGATCTGATCAGACGTGAGCTCGGACAGATCAATTCCTTTAGCAGGCGGATTCGGAGTATTCGACGTGATCTGCGAGGTAATATTTTTAGCCTCATGAGTGTATTTGCTTATTTTTTCCTTAGATTTATCGGCTTCTTTTTTTGTTTCGCAGTCTATGTAAGCAACAATTGAGTCGATAAAATTTAAAAATATCGGCTGACCTCCCGCAAGGGACAGACAGCTGTCGCTGCCGAATACCACAGACGATATATCATAGCCAAACAGATCGTCAATAAGCTCTCTAACCGCATTCTCAAGCTTATTAACATTTTCGGCAGCTTCGCGTATTTTCTCAAAATCCGGATTGTTCTTGTCAATGTCCTTAACCTTTGAAACAGCATCCAGATCAATATCGCCGTACTTGGCTTTTAAATTGTCCACAAGCTTATCAAAGTCTGCAAGACGCTTTAAAAATCCCATGTCGGCAGGATTTATCCTGATGATCCTGTCAGGATCGCCGTTGATTTCAAGTTCTTTATAGCCGTCGTCAAAAGACAGCGCAATTCTTTCCGCCATAAAATCAGCTCCTTAAATAAATATAATTAAAGGGCGGATTAACCGCCCTCGTTATCCTTTTGCATCTGCAGTGAATGTCGGTACTTTGTTTGCAATTGTTACCGTTCCCTTGACGCGGTTTCCGCATGGTGTAACAGTAAACGGAATATTTACTCCGCCCTGCGGACCGCCGTAAGCTGTCGGTTTTACAATGCAGTCTTCCGTCCACGCGTCGTATGCTCCGCTGGTCTTGTCGATTAATATCTCAAGAAGCGTTGTCTTGCAATCATCGCCGGTTAGACGATTCATTGCAATATCTTTGATCTTTGTGTAAATACTGTCGCCGACGTTTGCGTAGTATGTTTCTACTGACAGCGACGGCTCGTAGCCTTCGTCGTTTACAGACGTTTCATCAAGTATATTTTTAACTGTAGTTGTCGATGGGTTAAGCTCCATCGACATATCTTCGATATCCTTACCGATAATGAACCAGCTCGGCGTTTCACCGCCGAAGGTGCTGTCTATGCAGTGTATTAAATGACTGCGCTTTAGTTTTGTGATTGTCTCTGACATTAAAATCCCTCTCTTTCAAAAATCAAATGAATTTGTATCTGATAGACTCCCCGATCTCCGTCGTCGTCCAATGAAAGCAGTATCCCGTTGTCGGCGGTTATCCGCACAGGCTTTCCTTTAGAGATTGCAGGATATATATCATTGCGATTGTTGTCATTGATCCAGAAGATAAACTGTTCAGTAAATGCAGACGCGTTTAACCGCGACAGGTCGTCAGCAGTGTATTCCCGCGATTGTAATATTGCGTTGTACTGCCATATTTGATTGCCCAATATGTCTTCTGAGTTTAATATCAGACCTGATGTTTGTATACTGTAGCTTATCGGTTCATCGTCAACCTGATCTATGTGCAATACGTCTATATCCGCAATAAACGGACATTTTTCAATGTATTTTCTCATCGCCTCCAGCAGACTATTTTGATCCTGCAATTTTTTTCACTCCTCTCAGAATACCCGGAAGATGATCCGGCTTCATGCGTTCAAACCAAAGCCGACCGCGTTTGCCTCCGCGTTTCAGACCTTCGTTCCCTCTGCCGGCATTTTCATAATAATTCTTTCGTGCGTATGGCGTGTCGTAATGCACCCTTCCCGAACCGATCACGGTTGATGTCGTTCCCGACTCTTTAAGCCTGCCGGTCATCATAGGTACATAACTGTCGCAACAGCGCAGCACCTCGCTGTCAATGTATTTCTGAACCTTGCCGCCCTTTTGAAGACATCTTCTCGCCAAAAGCTCATTTTCCGGCGAAACTTTAAAAGTAAGCTTTATTCCGTATTTGCTCATCGCGCTGTCACCTCGGTGTGTCTTAACAAGCCGCTGCCGTAATCTTTTCGCGAAACGGTGCTTACCTTTAGCGGCTTTACTTTTTTAAGCAGTTCAGTTATTGAATCAGTTACTTCAAAATCTATCGTACCTTTCGCAATATAATCAGATTTGTCAATCTCAGCCGACAGCGGCAAATGCACCATTGCCGTATCAACGTCGGTTTTTCCTGTCTTGGTTATATTCTGAGCCTCTGTGTCCTGCCACCAGCAGCGATAGCAGCTTACAATGTATCCTTCGTCCGTATTGTGCCACACAGTGCATTTAGCGTTATATTTCATCAGCACCACCCCACTTGCGGCAGATACGCCGACGCGGCGTCGGCAAGCCTGCTGCTCAGACTGTCACCGGAAGAGGAGTATGTAACAGAGTAGTCCCCAACTTTTTCGGAAGATATATTACGCTCAGGCTCAGCTTTGTAATACACCTCGGCGACCGCGCAGCAGGCTTTTGACAGCGTGTACGCGTCAGACGCGTTATTGCCGTACCGGGTTATAAGGTAGTCGGTTGCCCGCTGCGCGTAATAATCAAAGTCCTCGTCAGGGATAAGCTTGCCGCAAAAGTCTGACTTGTAAAACTCTGCGTCTGCGTATGCCATTGACATAGCTTACACCTCCAAATTGCTTAAAACGGTTAGTATAGCCTGTATAATCTCGTCTTTTTTGACTGCTTTCCCGAGATCGATCTTATACTCCGCCGCAAGCTGCTTAAGCTGAGGTACAGTCATATCTTCAAGGCGACAAACACTGGGGGTATCATTCGGGGCAGTTTCAAATTTCAATCCTACTGTTTTTGCCATATTGATACCTCCTCAAGCTTTGTGATGCAGATAAATACCCGCTGCCTTATTTTCATAGACATCAGCCAGACCGTAAGCGCGGAAGAAGAACATCCAGCTGTCGTCCGTCTGGTTTTCTTCCGGCGAAACCACTTTGTTTACGGTATGCTTAGGATACTGTATAACGGCAGATTTCTGAATGATCATAAAATTAATATCCTTGCCTGCGGTTGCCTTGGAATATCCACCTGATTCCTCTCCTTCTGTCGTACCGTCTGCTAAGTCGATCGCATTGTAAAAACGTGTCTGAGGCACTTTTACAATGCTTGCGAAGCTGTCGATAACCGCTTTTGACTTTGTTGTATCTACATTGAGCACAAGATTATACAGCGTCGGAGTAATAAACAGTATACGGTTTTCGGCAGCAATCTCGTCCTCGTCCATCGTATTTTGCGCTGTAACCAAAGCTGACAGTACGTCGTTGCCGCTGCTAAGAGTCGCTCCCGCCGAAACCTTTGATATACCTGTAGCACCGGCATATGTTGCAAAACGAAACGCGTCCAGTTCAGGAGCTGTCTTAGTGCGGATAAACTCGCTTGATAACTTACCAAACGCAAGACCGGCAGACTCGGCGTTGTCCATATTATCAACGCTAAATTTACGACCTCTGTCGTAGTTAAACTTTACCGTTTCGTTTGTGAGCGTGACATCTCCCTTGACGTATCCGCTTGATCGGCTGTAATCGGCAAGCCCGTCCATGCTTATTTTTGGTATAATTATCTCATTGGCGTTTGAACCCTGCTTAACCAGCGTACTGTCGCCGTCAAGTACGTTAGTGCAGGACGCTTGCTTGTATACCTCGTCAAGCAGATCAATGTAAGCTTTAAATAATGTAATTGAATTTGCCATAATTACTTACCTCCATTTTCCGCAGACAGACCCATAACGGCTCTTGCCTGATCTATTGATATTGATTTGGTGTCCTCGCCGTGTTTAATGGCAGTATCGATGTACGCTCCTCCGTCGCCCGAAGCGTCTTCAAACAAAAATGCTTTATCGTTTTTGATCCTGCCCAGCTGCTCATCCAGCCCTATAAGCTTGCCGCTGTCGTCCAGCTTAAGCATATTGACGTCGATCTGAGACTTGACGATATCAACGTCTCTCGCTTTCGCACCGACCAAAGCAAGCTCCAGAGCTTTGTCCATCTTCAGAGCGGCAATATCGGCATTATACTTTGACTCCCAGTCTGCAGCAGACTTTTTGAGACCGTCAAGATCTACCCCGTCAAACGCTTTTACCTTTTCTGTAAGCTCGGTTACAGATTTTTTTGCCGTTTCAAGCTGTGTGTTCGCCTCCGCTGTTTTCTGCTGCTCCGCAGTCAGCTCCGCTGTGTGCTGTTCAAGCACCTTGTCTGCCAGCTCGTCTGTAAGACCGAGCTTTACAAGTTCGTCTTTTGTCATGATTTCTACCTCCTAAAAATTTTTGAGTATAATAAAAACGCCCTTTAAAGAGCGTTTTATTAACGTTAAAATAGTGTTTAATTAATAGTGTCTTTGTACCGCTTTATGTCTTTTTTGCACTTCAGTTCAAATATACTTAAAGCAAATTTAAGCGCTAAAAGCGTCCAAGCCGCTATATAGCAGCCACTTGGAACCTGTCCCGTATCGAGTGCATAGAGCAGTATAATAGTTGATGCCATATTAACCTCCTAACTTACTTACAAACTCTATTGACGTGTTCTTTTTTACAAAATGAGATTTGAGCGATTTAAAAGAAGACCAGAACGGATAATAATAGTAATACGCCGCCTTTTCAGCAACTTGTTTTTGAAATGCTTTGCTCTCCTTTTTAAGCTTTTTTCGGTTGCTTGATGTGAGCAGCGATCCTTTATGCTTTTGATAAAACCTCCGGCGTATTTCTGTATCATGTTGCGCCGCGTCTATATCAAACTCACCGTTGACATATACGGCTATAACGTTTTTCAGCGGCTTTTCCGGCACGACTATCAGTGTAACGTTATATCCGTCGATCTTAAGATCAGCTCTGCTGCCTACCCAGCACAAATGCTGTTCAAGCTGCTGCCACTCATCATTTGTCATTTGCAATCCTCCTTTGGGCAAAATTTAAAGCCCCCATTAGTTGGGAGCTCTAATTTTAAATTTGATTATAAATTGTATCATATAGTGCCTCAAGCTGTCTACCAAACTCTGTGATTTCTCCATCTGAATCAAAGCCATAGATATCCAACGCTGTACTTATTAACAGCTGAAACAAGTGCAGTTCTTCATTGTTTATAAAAATAGTATGATCATCATCATTTTGAAGTATATACTTCATATCTGAAATATCAACATATTTCTTAAACAGTTCATATTCATCTGCTTTAAGCTTAAACTTCATTTTATCCTCCTTTATCCGGATTGCATTGGATTAAGATTCCTGTGTCCGGATTGATAGTAACATCACATTTATCGGTATAAAACTTTTGAGATCGCATTTTTGTACCATCTGTATTATATAATTGCTCGTTTAATTTGTTTTTATTATATTTTGGTGAGAGATAATCCCCTTTGGTCAGGGCTTCTTTCATATCAACAAAAGATATGCCACTTCGTGGCTTGTGATACTTATCACTTGGATTTGCCATCGTCCCAAAAAATCGTTCAAGAAAATGCTTTGACTGACCTTTTATTTCTATCCCATTTACAGTTTTAACTCCGACAATTTCTCTTTGAATCAAGTTATATGTATCTTTATACAAGCTGTATTTTACCTGTGGTGACATATATCCGCTTTTAACTGATTGTATATACGCGTTCATCAGTTTGTATTCAGGAGGATTAGTATACTCCATTTCTCTGAATTTGTCAATACTTTTCGGCGGATTTTCTATGCCGTAACTTTTTAGCCGATTAACAAAGCTGCGGTTGCTGCCGTGTACAGCCTTTTGCGACAAGCTCCTGCCAAAGCCAACCACCCTGACACGGTCGTTTTGCTTGTATAGTCCGTTGGCATTACAAAACTCATTCAGCCGCTTTTCTTTAAGTTTCAGAGTTTCCGATGTGCGCTCAAATTTATTCTGCAGCCTGCGCCTGAGCTCGTCATCACTGCACTCCTGCAAAGCTCCGTCGAGAGCCGCAAGACTGCGCTTTGATTTTCTGATTGAGCGTTCCATCGCCCTCTGTTTCTGCGAAAACTCATACTGCTCATTGTTTTCTGCAATATCGACCGGTAGATTTGCTCTTTCTGAAACGCCCTCAAAAAACGGATAAAAATCGTGCCTGCAATTCCAACCTTTTAAGCCTGCCCCTGTACCGTAGCCGGTAGCCTCAGATAGCTTAGGATACTTTTTCGATTTGCCGGATATGCTGTATACCTTGCCCTGCCATAATGCGTGTGAAGGACGCGCGCCCATATGCGCCGTGACTTCAACCAGATCACAGTCCATTTCAGCCGCCAGATCAAGCTGCATTTGTCCGGCGGTCTGTGAAATTCCCGTCATTACCGCACGTCTGACAGCTACGTCAGCCCAGTCGGTATGACCAGACGGATATGTAACCGCTGATATGCCTTGTGAGGCAAGCTCCAAAACAGCGTCATAAATTGCCTCCTGATAGGAAAATGCACCGCTCTGAACCTTTAGCCACGCCTTATCCATAAGATGTGTAACGGTTGCCCTCGATGATTCCACCATTGACTTGCATAAATTGCTTGTCATTCCGTTTGCGTTTTTTATACCGGCTTTCAGCGTATTGGACAACGCCACCGACCTCAGAGCAGCGGAGCAGTCCTTGCCGTAAGCTCTGTAGATTTTGGCGTCGTTGTTTATCGCCTTACGACAGGCGTCCGTGTACAGCTGTGCGATCTGACGCTTGCTCTTGCCTGCGTATTTTGAAATAAGCTTGTTGACTTCGTTTGTAGACAGCCTCAGCTGACCGGCTTTGTACAGCTGCCACTCAGCTGACGGGGTAAGATAATTTGTTTTGACCAGCTTTTTAGACAGGCTGCGAATAATGTCTGTCTGCAGCTCGTTTACTAAATCCACCAGCTCGTCCGGAAGCTTTTGCAGCGTCTGCGGCGTAAGCATTATGCCTCACCGCCCTCAAAGCCCATAATCTCATCATCGGTAAGCTCACCGTCAGTAAGCTTAGCCTTAGCTTCTTCCTCCGTTTCTCCGTACCACTTTACCCGGTACTCCCATTTTTGCATTATCCCTGCGGCTACATCGTCTTTGTCCCGCTGACGTTCAGCGTTTTCATCGACAAGCGGAGACTGGTCAAATACAATTGATATATTAGCGTCTTCCTTTATGTTGCTGTCAATGTAACTGTGTCCTATCCAGAGCAATGTTTTTACAAGCTTGTGCAAAAAGCTTTCTACCTTGATAAAATGCTTATGAGCGTTCTGAATCAGGTCTTGTTTATCGCCCGTGTACTGCGTAGCTGTAACAATGCTGCCGCTGTTAAATTGATAGTGCTTTGTGCCGAAACCGACTTTAAAACTGAGATAATCAAGCTGAGCCTGTATGCCGGCAGTGTTGTCGCTTACACGCAAGTCAGGATTGTGCTCCTGCACCATTGTTTTCCCTGTCCCGTCGTCAAACGTTTCGCCGACAAAATAAAAGAGCTGCTGATTGACCTCGTCAGGAGCGACTCTTTTACCGCCAGCCATGTCCGACAGCAGATTCCTGTTAAGAAAAACCTTTTTCTGTCCAAGCCAGAAGTCCGAATTAAAATTATTGTAAGCCAAATCAACACCTTTAAGATTGTCAATAGCGTTTGCAAAAACCGCGCAGCCCATGCCGTTGCTGTTTTTTACTGAATTGACGATTGCCGGAACGCAGATCGAAAACCAAGGTCTGTCCGATCCGGTATACAGGATTGTCGGAACACCTTCAGGCAGCTCGCCCTCCGCCAGCAATGCCGGGTTATTAATGTCCGTTTTAAATAAGTGATTTTCAATTACATATTCATTATCTTCAAGTCTGTGCAGCTCTAGATATATTCGATTTTGTCCTCTTATGCACAGCTCTGAACAAAACGCCGCTTCGGTTATAATGCCGTTGTCGGTCGACAGCGGTATTATTTTATCAGCTTCAAGATAATTTAGATCTATTCTTGTATTTTGCGACGGAAGCAATCTGTTTCTGCGGTCGACCTTTGCGTTTTTGAGGCGGATAACTACAGCTCCTGTACCTGAGTACATCATTTTTTCAATGAGATCGTTTGCCTGATCCCAGAAATTGTTGCTTCCGAACACTCCGCCGTTGTCCGCGTCGCCGCTGATATAATTCTGCGTGTATCCGTCGTCAATTTTCACAAATGTTTTGTCGTTTATAAGTATCGACGCCCAGTCTTCACATACTTTTTTAGCCATTTTCATAGTATACATATCGCGGCTTTTTTTGCTTTCGCCGTTTTCAAACGTAATTTTGTGAAAAGGCTCATAATAGCCTTTCCACCAGTCTTTCCAAATTTCTATATACTCATAATAATCAGCTGAAAGCTGATATCCGTATCGTCTATTGATCCAGCTTATAACGCTCGTATTAATACTGACCACCTCCTGCCGCCAGCAGCGGCTTGATAAATTTACTGAAACTGTACTCAAGCGCGTCCGCCGTGTCTATATCGCACGTTCCATCATCCAGCCGGACATCCTTTGTGTCCTGCTTGGCGTCCCAGATCTGCTCTGACAAGCTTGCAATTACATTTTTGCACTGCTTAAGCACCAAGAATCTGCCCTGAGCCATCAAGGTTGCCAATGCCGCAATACGGTCATTGACCGGAGCCTTGTAGCAATCCGCTATCTTGATCAGCAGTCTAGCCTGAGCGCAGGCATAGCGCAATCCGTTAATAAGTGTCTGAGCTTCGTTATCCGCCCATGCAATTTTAATTAAAATCGGATTAAAATTGCTGTATAACCGCCTTACAAACTGTATAAAACACTTATTTATAGTATCGGGACTTACTTCTCCCTTGCCGCCGTCAACTTTGTAATCGTCGATAACGACAAGCTTTTTAAAGCCCTCCAGATATGCAGTCGCCACAAATGTTGTCTTTGATTTGTTGCCGCCGAAGTCTATGCCTATGTGTATCGACGTTATTTTATGCTCGTCAAAGCTATCAATAATGTACTTATCAGGATCGTTTGCAAAATTCTGAAATATAAGACCCTCAGCAACCATACGCAAGCCTAAGATGTCACGCTTGTACCAGATTGACCCGGGATCATACTGAGATTTGACCTCCTGCTTGCGCTGCTCAGAAATATTAATGTTGTCGTCTATTGTAAAATGCTGATAGTTGTATCCGCCTAAAAGCTTACCGTCCGCCTCGTCCTGCTTATACTTGTCTATGTATTCAACATATATCCAGCTCTTAGGATTATCCGGGTTGAGATCCCACCAGACCTTTCGCTTTAGTGCGGCGATCGAGCGGTTAAAAGCCTCCTGCACAAATGATTTGTGATGCAGATTTATTTCGGTCGCTATCCACATACCGTATGAGTTACCTCTGATAGACTTATAACTGTTTGCGAGCATCGCGCCCGAAAATATAACGATACGGGTCTTAAATCCTGTATCTCTGCCTTGGATTATAAGAGCCTCGTTGCCTTTGTACTTTCCCCAGCGGCACTGCCCCCGAAAAAAATGCTCTATGCCAAAGCCGTTGCAGTCGCCGAGGATAAGCTTAGCGTTGCCTACTGTGCTTGCAGACGCAAGATGTATCTTATCCTTTGTATTTTTAAGTTCATGGCAAAATGCCAGTACATTATCAACCGTTTTGCCGGCTCTGACAGCTCCCTCGGCAACATTGATCATACAGTCGCGGCTTCTACGGATATATTCCTTATGCTTGCCACCGAAATTATACGGTATAGTCTTACGCCGCTTATCTGGTTTAGCCGTCTGCTCCATAAATATCCTCCTCTATCTCGCTGGTGTCTTCCAGCTCAGGATCGGCGCGCGGATTTGGCGACCAGTTTTCTTTGTCTTTATTCTGCAGATATGATAAAGCCGCTGAAGCGTTAGGAGCAACGCGCTTTTTTGTGCGTTTATACGTCCTTCTGCCGTTTGCGGATATTTTGACCTCTTCGTCGACATATTCACCGCCCAGAGCCGCGCTTAAAAGAGCCCGCTCCACTTCGGCGTTTACAAGTCCGGGATTGTCTGCTAAAAATTTATGCAGCTCCTCATGCCTCCGCTTAAACTCTGTTGTAAGCCTTTTACGCTCCGCTCTATCGTTTGTATTTAAAAATGCGTCCGCAAGTTCGCCAAGACCTTGAATATCCGTTTTAACCTTAATGTCGCTGATATTATCAATCGCATTACTAAGTATATCAATAGCCTGTTTTCGCTTTTGATTCATTTCGCACCTCCTTGATACATAAAAAACAAGGGCTGTGCGCCCCTGTGAGCCGTTTTTCGGTTTTAACGATAGATTTAACTAATCTGCGTTTTAAAACGATTTAAACAGCGTTTAAACGGCTGTCAAACGCTTTTTTTGTAAAGGCAGGCTTCGCCATTCAGCACTTTTTATATAAAAGCCTGTTTTTTTATATATGATCCAGCGAAAAATCATAGAGGACGTATCAACTCCATGTTTTCGCTAAACCTTGTCCAGTTCTGCCGACACATCGAAAAAATGCCGTCTGCCGTTGATCTCGCAACACAGTGTACAGCGTTTTCGGCGTCTGCTGTACTTTATAATGCGGTGTTCTCTGCCGGAAAGTATACCGTCCGTTATATGAAGTCTGCCGTCTTTGACATATCCTCGGCTGACAGTCATGTTGCCGGCATTGAATATCCACTGCAGTCTGTCAGCTTCCTCCTGCCTGAGCGGTTCAGGGGGCTGACCGAGAAACCGGATCACGCTGTCAACAGATTTGACGATATAGTAAATAGTTTGCGCAAGCTTATCTAAGCTTACAAACACATAGCCCGGGAAGATAATCCGTTGCACTGTATTCCATTTGCCGTTTCGTCTTTCAAGCAACTCATGGGTCGGAGCGAAGGATTGTATATCCAACTCGCCGAGCTTTCTAACGATCTCCTGTTCTTTGCCGCTTTGTACGTGCAATACATATATCATATAGTTTCACTCCTCTTCTTTTCATCAAGGAATTTTGCCACATCTCGGTACAGTTCCGGACGTTCCTTTGCCATTGCTTCAAAAACCATTGATTTTACCTGCTCAAAGCCGGCATTGAGAATATTCTCATTTTTCAGATCCATGTTCTTTTTATATGACGCCGCTTTAACTAACGACGTAGCCTGTTTTATAAGCGTTTCCGGGTCTAGCTTCTGCCACTTATCCTCAGACGTGTTTTGAATACTTTCAAGTACGTAGTGCGACAGCAGACGTATGATTCCCTCAGATGTATCCAGAGCCGGATATTTATTGATTTCCTCCATAATTACCCGAAAGTTTTCCTGTGCCATGCGAAGCGTTTCAACAGATTCATTAAGCGCCGAGGCGTAACGCCATACCGATGTTACCGAGATAGGCTGCTCGGTCTGAGCTTTGATATAGTCCGCAATTTCCTGATAAGTAAAGTCGGATTTCATCATTTCCTCGACGGTTGCTTTGAGCTCAGGGCTGAGCTTGTCTATTATTGAGTGCTTCCGGCGTTTACGTCCCATAAATACCGCCTCCCTTTAAAGTACGATACACGGGTCTGTAATACCTCCTGCAAGCAGGCTTATACCCTTAGCGGTCAGTTTAGCTTCAAGCTCTTCAAAGTCGCAGTCCGCTAATGTTGCAGGTTCCTTTGTTAATATGCTGCGAAGATGTATGTATCCAGCCTCATACAGATAGTTAATACTGTCCAATACCTCGCCTTCACTTACATCCGGAAGTGCATATTTCACGCTCTTTAGCTTGTGATATTTATGTCTGAGCATATTTACTGTACGCATTACAGAGCCGTTATTCTCTCTGAAATTTCCGGCTTTAATAAGCTGCATCTGCTTGTCCATATCCATTGCTATTTGCCTCCTTTAATCTCTAAAAGTATATCCATGATTCTGTCGAGCTTTCTGTCTGTTTTGCCTTGTTCGCGAAAAAAATCCTCTTTTGTAATATAATCTTCTTTGATTTTTGCTATGTCAGTTTTACATTTATCAAGCTCGTCCATCGTGCGTTTCAAGAAAAACGTAATGATTCCTAAGCCTCCGGTAAGAGCTATATTAATAAGTCCGCTTATTATGTCAGTGCCGCTCATATGCACACCTCCCTGCATAAAAAATGGTATCGCAATCACTATAATTACGATACCATTTATTTATTGCTATGTACATATGAAACGCTTCACTCTTTTGTTTCACTCAGGAGTAAAGCCTATAATCTCTACTGCCACAAGATATTTGCTCATCTCATCCTCATATTCCTCAAATTCGCAGCTCTCTCCGTTTTGGTTTTTGAGTATAAAGCTGTATGTCCTAAACTCCTCATCGTATGTCAGCTGGCAGTCGTTGCTGTACAATAAGTTTATATCATTCTGATTGAGGCTGTCAAAAATATCAGCGTCCATAACGTCCGCTCCTCGGCAGTTGCCTCCGACCGCACGGACAAAGCTGCCGGTATAGTCTTTATACTGAAGAGTATATTTAACATAATGAGTACCTAAATAGCTGTTAGCATAGTTATCCATGTTATCCTCCTAAGTTATCAAAAGTTATTTGTCCTTCCAGCGGAGCGTTTTTATGCTCCTGTAAAGCATCGGCAGTGATTGAGCGTATCGTTCGCTCAGTAAGATTATATTTTGCCGATAAAAATTTGTAGTTGTATCCGTTAAAATCCCGGCGTATGCGTTCATCACGTGCAGATCTGACTACCGTATCCGCTTTTGCAATGTAGAGCGACAGACCGCCGTATCTTTTGACAAGCTTTGCGTATGCTTCAACGCCTATGCAGTCGCATATATCTCTCTGCTCCGGACTCAGATCTTCAACTATGATATCAAACTCCTGCAACCTGTCCACCTCTCTTTTTGCGTTTTGCTGAATTAACATAACGCTTAAGGTATTCGATCAGATGAGAGCACTGCTCCTGATCGACCCAGCGAAACGGCTCTTTTTTACTTGCCGTAACTCCAAGCGTCTTGTTGATTGCTCCTACCAGTCTGTTTCCGACATCCGCCTGAGATGGTTCAAGTTCTGCAAGCTGATAGCAGAGTCTCCAGCACAGCTTCTGCTGCTCCGATGTAGCCATACCCGGATTTGCGCTGCTCTTTTTTACCTTATGCTTAGGATGATCAGGACAGCCAAAACGCATACGGTGTATAAGCTCAGCCTGCACAGCCCTGAAATCATCGTCATTAAGCTCTTTTATTGATGTTTTGCCTGTAACGCCGCAGACAACCTCGTGCAGCATATCGTCCCGATCTTTGCCTACAAGACCCAGACCCGCGCCCAGACCATATATACGCTTGATTTGTTCTTTCGACGCCATAACCCTGACCTCCTTAAATTATTACACCGAAGTGATAGTTATTTTAGGCGTTTCTTCTACCGTAACCGCTCCGTCTATCCATGTCAGAGCTTTTGCAATGTCTGCGTCCGATGTCGTACCGTTAAGCTCCATAAGCCGCATAAATTCTGTCCATGCTGCGATCTCTGCAGCCAGATATGCGTTTTTCTTTGCTTTGTCCTCATCCAGTCCGGCTATTTTGATTAGATTTTTTACATCCGTGTCAAAATTTTTGCCCTTAAGCTTTTTATGTAGAGCTTTTGCGGATTTATCGTCAAGCTGCAGGCTGCCGATCAGCTCCTCCAGAGATCCGCCGCGAACATAATCCTGCTTATGCAAAGCAATCAAAAGCCGTTTTGCCGCTGCTGACAGCTTGTATGTTGTTTCCTCTGTTACTACGTCAGCATACGCCTTGCCAAAAATATTGCGCAGGAAGCTAGGATACACCAGCTTGAGATTATCCGATCTGGTAGCCGTTACCGTATTGCCGCTGTCGTCAGCATAATAGACCGACTTATACTTAGTGTCCTCAAGATCGACAGTCATTTCCTTCAGCAGTTCCGCTTCTATGCTTTCAGCCTCTGATTTCAGCTCGGATATCTTTTCTTTTATTTGAATATATCGTGCAATTTTTCCGTTTGCATTATTCAGCATTCTTTTCCGTCTCCTTCCCTGCAAGTTTTTGACTAATTTCTGCGGCTATTGCCGCTGCGCAGCTGCAGCATATCTCATCTTGACGTATTTTTAATACATCTTCGACGCTGCCGCAATAACGGCAGACGGGAACGTGCTTGCGTATCAGGATACCGTCGTCACGCTCGATCAGATCTACAGCCATGCCGCCGCCAAACCCAGCCGACAATCTCAAGTCTTTTGGTATTGTGACTGCCGCTTTGCTGGTAAGCTTTTTGTGTTTGATCATCATTATTTATACCTCCTATCATATTACTGTGCTCTGCTTTTTGCACGCGGACTTGCAACCGCCGTAGGTAGCATTACAAAGGGGCAAACGCCCCCTATTCAATTATTCCAAATTGGACTCCAAGACGGACAACAGCGTCGACAAAGTCTATAATTTCTCCGTTTTTAGTGTTCAAAAACTCAAAAGTAAAGTTAATTGTGTTATCATTCAACACTTCTGACATCTTAGTCAATACGCCTTTTTCAATTTGTTCTGTGCTCCCGTCATCATATACTGCTATTATTTTTTTCAATTTTTTATCTAGTGTGTTTACGGCTGTATTCATTATTCTGCCTCCTTAGTCATATCCCGTACCTTTGTTATAATCCTTGTAGATATATGTTTTATATCAGCCTCCGGCACTTCAAGCTGCAGTGCAATCTCCGCTTTTGCATGAGCAACGACGCCAACGGCAAACTCATCTAATGTATACACGTCATCGTCAATACATACACTTGTTTTTACATATCCAAGTGCCAACTCTACTTTTTGCTGCGTAAAATCAGTCCTTTCTAAATATTTTTTGCTTATTGGCAAGCTTTTTAGCGTGTTTCACTATTTTCCTCCGTACAAAAAAATATATATAACTATAAAAATAACGGTAGCTATACCTGATATCAGCCGGCAAATGACTTCCGAAGAAGAATCTTCTGTAATAAACATCCAAAATGTTAGAATGATTGCAAACCATAAAAAGACTTTCATCTGATCACCTCAATTGCCATAATACAGTGTCCCGGCTTGCATAGCTGCTCGTCGCGCAGGACATAAGTCACATTTACTTTCAGCTTGCGTCCGGTAAATTTTTCGCCGTCAAACTCCATGAGCAGCAATTTATCGTTGACGTTAAATTTTGATTTATCCTCAATTCTTACCTCAAAGGTTTTACGTCCCGAAAGCACATCGTTAAAGAATTTAGGCAGTATTTTAAGTTCATGTGTCACATAATATACATCATTGCTCATATTTACACCTCCAGTTCCATAAATTTAGCCATTGCTACAAGTCCCTTGTGGGTAGTATTCTGATTATCGTAAGCGTTTGAGTACAGATTTACCGCACCTCGCACAGCCTGTGAGCTATGAGCGATTTTAAGCAAAAACTCCAGCTCAGGCTCATGTCCGATCAGCGCCGGAAAGAGCAGCTCAATGTCGTGCTTTGTGATTTGTTTTACTGTGAATACCTTAGTTTGCTTTGTGCGGTTGCGTATCTGCGCAAACTCGGCTTTCTGCTTGCCTCCCAGACGTGATACGGTTTCCTGATTGCCTACAAAGCATATACCCAGCGTTTGTTTTTTTGCGTCAAAGTAGTCTGAAAAACTTCTGAGCGTCTCGATCGTTCGTATCCCAAGATGCTGAGCCTCGTCTATAACTATCACCATACCGTCCGACAGTTTAGCCGCTATAGAAAGCCACAGCTCGTCCAAACTTGCTGCAGACACGTTAAGACTGCCTCCAAGCAGCTTAAGCACGGATTTTGGAGACTTGATACACGGGTTAGCCGATATGTATATGCAGTTATTGGAATGTTCTTTAGCAAACTGCTTTGCCGCCTGCGTTTTGCCAACTCCGGCGTCGCCGCAGGCAATTGCAAGACCGCCTTTGAGCTGACAGTTACGGATCGTTTCATATACGTTGCTGGAAATTGAAGTCTTCACATAGTCATTCTTGCTGTACGCCTCCGAAGCCTCCTCTTTTGTTTTAAAGTAGTCTATAAGCCTGTTAAGCTGCTTGTCTACATTGCCTCGGTATTTTCCTCCTTTTATAGCTGAAATAGTCGCCGCGGATATACCGATCTGTTCTCCTGCTTTATTCGCGCTGCCGGTCAGCTGCGCAAGCTCGTCAAATCTTTTAAGAGCCCATTCCTGTTCGCTTGTAAACATATTACTCCTCTTTTCGTTTTTCTATATTCCTGTTGATTTTCGCAAGATCAATAATTACGTCCTCGCCGGAAGCTATCGGAAGCTGCTCAGACTCTTCGTCGGCACGGACAACCACAATATTGTTCGGCATAACGATCTTAAATTTTTCCTTACAGTTTGCGGCTTTTAGCGCGGCTGCGGCATACAGATCAAGCTTCTGAGCATTGCTCATGCCGTCTGTAATTGCTTTTGCTTCTGCCTTGATAAATTTCTGCGTTCTGCGCTGCAGAGCCATAGCGTCCGCTATTTCGTCCTTGCTGTCAGTAATGTATTCGATCAGCAGCTTGTCCGCGCAAGCCCATGTCCACAAATATCTGTCCTGAGCGTCGTATATTCTTACACTGCGCAGATCAGCCGGATCATAGCGTACATATACCTCCTCGCCCAAATGCTTATATGTAGCGTCGTCCATATACCACAGCTTTTCTCCGGCAACCTCAACAAACACACCGTTGCGTTTGATTTTCTGCATCCTAGTAGAGCGCATAAGCATAAGATTGAGATCCGACTCAGCGGCTTTGCGTATTCCCACAGCCTTTATGTCCTTGTTCCAGACATCGATCCGGCTCATGCCTTTGTATTGTGCTTCTGAACCGCCGTACTCCTGTACGTTAAAATCGTAATCTATCCAGTTTTCAATAAACTCCCTGATCTCAAAATCGCATGGTATTTTGCCTTCTTTAATTCTGCGTTTAAGACTTTCAGGTCGCTGAAGAATAGTACCGCCGCAGTAGCCTTCAAACATACGCGCAAACTGCATAGTAACCGTGCTAAATGTGCGCTCGATCGGTTTTGCCTTAGCGTTACGCACAATAGCGTTATGCATATCAATGCCCAACCGCTGCAATATTGTAGGCGGCTCTGTTTTTTCAGGGTCTGATTTACGAGTCCTATGCCCTTTGCCTCCGATGTCATGAACCAAAAATTCACGACCGTTATCAAAATACACTGATTTTGGTATACCGAAGCGTTTGATACCGTGCCTTAGAGCAATAAGCGTTGACTGTGACGACGGTGAGTCTGTAACGTTCCAGCCGACCAGCACTCCGCTTTTGGCGTCCAGAAATGCTGTCAGATAAAGCCTGTGTATCATGCCGTTATCTTCGTCATAAGACTGTATGTCAAACGTGTGATTGTCTGCGATCCAGACGTCGTTAGCGTGGAGCTTGTCATACATCCTGCTGATATACGGCAGGCATTTATCTTTCATTGCTTTATCGCCGTCCCGCATATATATCCTGACCGCAAGAGGTATATCCGTTTCAATATGCCGCCGGAAACTGCGTTCCGACGGAAAGCTTGCCACCATATCCGGGTAATACTCCTTAGCGCATTCAAGCGTCAGGCTGTAACAGCGTGAGACAGTCGGTTTATTTTCAGATAAATACAAATAGCAAAACTGATCCCACAGCTCAGGGGCTATTTTGCTTTTGCCCTTATTCCATCCGCCCCGGTTATCTACAAGACCCTCAAGCCGGTTATCCTTAAGCGCGGCGTATTTGCTGTACAATATGCCGAGCGATATATCCATATCCGGATGTTCAAGCTTACACTTGCTTATATACAGCTTATCGACCTCTGCCTTTCTGCCCGGATACTCGTTCCTATAGCTTTGCCAATCGTCGAGTATAGATTTCCACAATGTTATCTGTTCACGCTCTTCCTGACTAAAGCTTTCAAACGACCTTAAACCGGCTTTTTTATCCTGTTTTAATGCTGTTTTAACAGGCTCTGCACCCGCCTTGCCCCTCAGCTGTGTATAGTATTTTGTCTGCAGGCTTTCCGGAAGTGCAGTTACAGGGATCATGTAACGAGGACGGTTTTTATCGTTAAATTCAATATTGCACTGCAACTTTCCCTCTTTGCATATTTTCTTTATATATTGTATACTGCATCCTTTAAGCTCTGCGGCTGTTTTGACCGTTATATAATCCAAGTCAACACCTCCCTAAAAAAGGACTTGACAATTTCCATTTTCTCTGATATACTAACTATCAGAGTCAGAACGGTTGTTTACAAGGGCAAACAGAAACTCTTCTGTTTCTGTGAGAACGGAAAGAATGGTCGCTATATTCTTTCTCAGCTGTTCTGGCTCTATTTTTATGTCCTCAAGACAGCTTGACTGAGCCAGAAGCCTTGCCTGTCCCACCGCGTGGGCAAGTATCTGAGTTTCAAATTCTTTGTATTTCATTGGTTTCACCTCCTGTTGGTCTGCCATCGTCAGCGTTGGGAGACCGTCCCCAACGGACAGCAAGCTATGCTTGCTGTTTCGGCTATCCTACTTTGCGACCTACAAGCTCATCCATTGAAAAACCGAGCGCCTTTGTCAATCTGTCAGCAAGTCCAAGGCTAGGTACTTTGTATCCTGATTCGATATGAGATATCATTGATGCTGATGTTCCTGCAAGCTTTGCCAGTTCTTTGCCTGTCATATGTGCTTCAAGTCTTTTTTTCTTTAGAATCTCGCCTATTGTCATTGTCCAGTCCTCCTTTAACCTCAAAATTCAAGACTGTGTGCCTGTTATCAAGCACATATCTTAACGCCATATTTTCACGACGGAGCTTTTGCTCCGTTTTTTCATGCCTCTTTTCAGCGTCCGCCTCTGCAATTACCCTGACGCTGTCGTACATTGCCGCCAGAGCGGCTAGAAATATAACGGACAGGATCACTGTTAGTATTATATATGACATTCGTACCTCCTATTTGTAAGCCATAAATTTTACAACGTCCAGAATCATTGCCATCAAACTGTCTGCTGTAACGTCAATTTGATATTTGCAGCAGTTTTCCATTGTTATCTCTACGATTTCTAGCGTATCGATCTTAATGTATTTACAGTTTGCAATATCCTTATTTGCTGCTTTTAATACTGAAAACAATTCATTTTCCACAAACTTGTGCTTTTCCGTTCCGATTGTTGATTTTGATAGATTATTCAT